TCCTCCAATGTTTTAACTCTTGCTTCAAGAGTTTCTATTTTTGTTATTGCTTCTTGTAAGGCACTTGTCAGTAAAGGAACTAATTTAGATTGGTCAATAGATTGTGGCTCAATATTACCTTCACTATCAACAGCATCTTTATCGCCACTAATAGCTTCTGGTACTACTGGTGTTACTTCATGTGCAAAGAAACCATCAACTATTTTATCTGCATCTATTTTAAAATTAAATTTATAAGGTTTAAGTTGTTTAAGTCTTTCTATGCCATCAGAAATAGCTACTTGGTTTTCTTTTAATCTGTAATCACTATTCGTATTGTAATGTGTTGAACTATTAGTAGCACCAATTAGTCCTATATTATTTGAGGCTCTGTAAAAATTAATTAAAATTCTATCTCCGCTGTCATCATTTGAACGATTGATTGTTAGAGGATTTCCAGATAAACATGCAATTTGTGTTTCGCCATTAACAGACCCACCTTTAGTTACAACTCCAGCACTACTTGCCTGTTTTAAATTCCCAGAAGTAGTATTAACATATTGAGTGCCATCACTAGCAATAATAAATCTTGTTGAAGCAGCAGTGTCAAAGTGCATTTCATTATCATTATTTAAATAACTAATTACACCATCATTGTTTGCTCCATTAGTACCTAAATAAAGACTAGCAGAATTGGAACCACCACTTAATATGCTTATTCCAGTATTACCACTTCCCTCTACAACAACATCACTTGCGGCTGAATCTGGGGAAGTAGTACCACTTCCTACTCTTACTGTTGAGCCATCAAATCTAAGGTTTGCTTCGCCTTCTAAAGTATTTGCTGTGCCACTACCTGTAATAACTCTGTTATCTGCATTGTTATTTATTGTTGTGCCAGAAACAGTTTTAAAAGAATTATCTCCTGCAAGAAAAGTTGAACTTGATTTAGTTCCACTAGCAGATAACATATCAACTGACACACTTCCAGTAGAAGGTGTTTGTGTATTAACTGCTTTTCCTAGATAAGCAATCTCTACAATATCGCTAGCGACTAAAGTCGCACCTAGCGTAATTCGTGATGAAGTCGTTAAAGATAAATTCGTGCTATCTTGTTTTACAAAATTGACCCATACTATAACATCACTTAAATTGCTGATTGCATGATCTAAGTCAACATAGTTATTTGTGCTTGACGTTACTCGCTGTTTTGCTGTTGTTATAAAACCAGATTGTGGAGGAGTACCTAAATACGGCATCTACGTTACATCTGTTAAGAGTGATACTATTACGTCTGCTGATCCACCACTTTTTTGAATCTTTACTGCACCACCACTAGGTATAACTATTTTTCCCTGTACACACTCGATTGAACCGCCAACTGGCAGAGGTGCATTGGTTATTATACTTCTGTCAGCAGAGCCATTATTTAACTTTGCAGTTACATTTATAGAAGTAGTACCAGTGTTGGATATAAGTAAACCTATAATGATTTGTTTATTTGATGTAGCAGAAACAACAGTAGTTAAGTTGTTATTTGCTAAAGTAGCATCAGCTTGTGAAAAATTATTTGCCATGATTTTGTCTTACATTCCTCCGTATATTTAGTCGTCCCTAACCAAGAGCTATTGCCATAACTACTGAGTTATCAGCTATTGTTGTTGATCCACCTAATTGAACGGCTGTTCCGTTAATGGTTACTGAATTATTTGCTAATTTAGTATTTGCTATACTACCTGCTAATTGAGCATTTGTTATTCCGCCTGCCAAAGCTGAACTTGGTATATTGCTTAAAGTGTTATTAGAGGCATTAATGGTTTTATTTGTTAGTGTTTGTGTAGCAGTATTTTGTGTTACGTCAGATGATAGTCTAGCATTGTTTAAAGTTCCTGATGTTATTGCTGTAGCTGCAAAAGATGCTAAAGCAAATGTACCATAAGCAACTATATATAATTCATCATTTACTGCAGCACCTGATGCTAAAACAATAGATGATCCACTTGTATCAGTATAGTCTGCTGTATCAAGATGTACACCATTTAGATACACATCAATAAAACCTGAGTCGTAAGCTAAAGTGTTTCCATCTAAATCATTACCTGTAAAAGTTGTTTGGTTTGCCGATGCTGTATATCTAAATCTTGCAGATGTTCCGTTAACAGTTGATCCTGCTGCAGCCCAACCACCAGACTTATAAACTTTTAATTCATCTGCTGTCGTATCAAAATAAAGATCACCAACATCCAGACTAGAAGAAGGAGCTGATGATGCAATACGATATCTATCAGCAAAACTATTTACTCCACTAATATTAGAAGAGACAGTATTAATATTACTAGAATTAGAATTGACTGCCGATATTGCACTAGAAATAGAATTGACATTATTAATTGCTGTCTGGTTACTTGCAACGCTATTTACTGAGGAAATGTTTGTTGCTACTGTAGATATAGCTGAGTCAGATACAGTAATAGTATTACCCATAGCATTACCATGAGAAGTACAATAATAACGCATTGAGCTTGGTGCATTAGAAGGTACTTCAAATTTAACTGTTGCACCTGAGTTACCTGCAGTTCCAGTTACAGTTACGCCTGATGTCCAAGAGTTACCTGATCCATCTTTAAATGCTAAAGGGTGACCAGATACTGAAGCATTAGATACATCAAAAATATATTCGTTACCTCTAACAATTTGTAATGTTGGATTGTTTACACCATCTAAAACAAAAACATTTGATCCACCTACACTGGCAACAGTAACTACAAAAGTTTTTTCTAAAGAGTTAGCTAATGATGTTACATCACCAGCAATACCTGCAACACTTGAGATGTCACTATTTATGCCTGCCAAGGTTGTGATGTTAGAATTATTTGATGATACTGTATTAATATTAGTTTGTTCAGAAGATGTTGGTTTTATATCTTCCCATGATGATCCATTGTAAACTTTTAAACCTGATGAGTTATTAAAATATAAATCTCCTGCATTTAGATTGCTACTAGGATCTGATGATGCTGCTCCGTGATATTGACCTTGAAATGTTGATAATGAACTTGCTGCAGCAGTCGCAGAGCTTGCAGCATTAGTTGCTTGCGTTGAAGCTGTTGACGCTGATGAAGCAGCGTTAGTAGCTTGTGTCGAAGCAGTAGATGCTGATGACGCTGCATTGGTTGCAGAAGTTGAAGCCTCTGATGCTTTTGTTGTTGCTGTTGAGGCATGACCAGAGGCTGTCGATGCGGAGGATGATGCATTACTTGCTTGAGTAGACGCTGTAGAAGCAGATGAGGCTGCGGCTGTCGCTGAGTTAGCGGCTGCTGTAGCAGATCCTGCTGCATTCGATGCCTGTGTTGCAGCACCAGATACGTCTACTAATTTTTTTGTGTTGGATGATGATCGTACTGCAGCGATGTCAGCAAAGGTAGTTGTCGCTGTGTTAGATGCTAATCCGTGTACAATATAAATATCAGAGTTAGAGTCTGTAATTAAATCAAAATTTTTGTAGGTTGTTGATGATGATGAGTATGTACCTCTTAAATTAAAGAAAGGAGTTACATTAACAAATGATTGAGATGAGTCTCCAACTCTTACTTCTATCGCACTGTTTGTTGTATCATATTTAAAAGTAAAATTACTAGAATCAAAAGTACCTGATGAGTCAAAGATATCACCAAGCATATCACCAATGCTTCTTGATCCTCTCTCTGCACTTTCTAAATATGTATCTAGGTTATGATCACCTGTCTTAGATGATAAAAACCTTAACTGTTCACCACGAGGTTGCGTCTCAGCCATTACTCACTCCATCCCATTTTTTTCATAAATCTTATTACGTCACCTTTTGTGACTTGCTTTTTAAAATCAGATACAGGTTGATCCACTAATCCTTTAAAGATGGTTGGTATTGTATCTTCTAAATTTTTTATCTTATTGTGTAAGCCTTCTATTTCTGCACGTAGTTTTATTATTTCTTTTCCATTTGATTCTATAATTGTAGAGGCATGAGACTTAACAAAGTCACGAGTCTTTGCATCAATATTCTTTTCTAATATTTCTGGATTAGGTATTGTCTTACTCATCTGTTTCCTCCTGCTATTTTATCCATCATCGGAATAAGATTACCAGCTTCTACATCACGTTGAACTTGTTCATTAGGTTGTACAGAAGCACCACGCATTTTTTCCATCATTGCCATTTGTTGTGATGGTGATGGACCCTGAGCTTGTTGTTCCTTAGAAATACGGAACTGATCCAAGTCAGATATACCCATAGCACGTATTGCTTCTTCAGCAATTTTAGCTGTGTTGTATTCCATGTTTAATCCTGTTTCCCCCATTACTTTCAACATATTCATCCACGTTTCAGCATTACGTGTTGGCTCGATAGGAAGTGATCCATCAATAACCAAATAATCAATATCGCCTTGTAAATCTTGTACACTGAAATCGATGTATCCATCGTCCACCATGTCAGCTAATTGTGTTGGCATGTTGTAAGGATCCATTCGTATTGATCCGTCATAAGCAATAGCATCTTGTATGTTAGCAATCATCATACGTACCATTGGTCGTACTGTTGTTGCAGACATGATACGAGCTAATCCACCTAGTCGTTGTGAGCCTAACTGCGTTAGGCGAGCAATCTCTGTAGCTGTACGTACTTCACCAGTTGGCATACCTTGCTGTGCATCAGAAGCTGCAGATAGTCTTTGTTTTAATTCACCTAGTTGACCAATGTCACCCCAGTGACCACGAGTAACGTCTGGGATTTGCGAGATAAATACTCCGTCTCCAGCTTTAGCCCCAGGTAATGTTCGCACGATGCCATACGGATTTCTGTCAATTAAGTCAGGTACAGAGACTTGTGTCGGGTCAACAAAGATTAAATTATTTAATGCAGCTTGCACGTTGTCTATACGTGAACGTAACAACCATGTTGCAATATCGTGAAGTGGTAACATGATGTCGTATAATGATTGACCATATGTTTTGTGTGAGTCTTGATATAAGCCACCAAAAGAAAATGGTAGTTGTTGACCATAAGGGTTAAGTTGAAAACGTATAACTACATCTTCATCCATTACTGTAATGACTAAAAAGATTGTTTCTATTTGTGGTATATTTATTTCGTAGCCAGATAATTTTACCCAAGCCTCATCTACTGTACGTGCGTTACCAAGTGTAAAGTGTGATCCATTGTTACCAATATTATTTCTTTCTAATGATTCTGTTGGATCGATTGATAAGCCTCTACCTTTATCTTGTTGCCAACGATGTGCCGACCAAGATGCTTTAGTAGGTGCAAGTTGTCGAAGGGAAGGAAACTTTTTTAATTTAGGATATAATCCTGTTTGTATAAGTGAGTTGTAAGATTGAAAATCAGAACATACAATGTATTGCATACTTTCCCAATCACCCCAACTAACACGAGGATCAGGAAAAACTCTACGTGGATCAAAATTAATTATTTTAGATTGGTTTGTTTTATTATCCCAAACTATTTTTGTTGGTGCAAAACCATATCGTACAGAGTCAAGAAGCATCTGTGCCATTCTTGCTTCACCTGCTGTACGTCTCATGTGTTGATGTAATACTCTTTCTAAAACAGCAGCAACTTTTCTTGACTTTCTATTTAAACCTTCCAACATAAACATGGGGTTTCTTCCTGCCAATGCAGACATCAAATAAGTTGTAACTGTGTCAGCCACTGCACGAGTATCTGCTATGACTGCTTTTTCTCTAAACTTAGTTTGTGTTGGCTCCACGTAAACATCGTGTGCCTTATCTGTTTCTCTCCAGTGATCGTATCTGCCTCTTATCTTTTCGTGAGACATATCTACCATTGATTTAATGTAAGAAACTATCTTGTGTTCCTCTTCATCATTTAAGTCTGAAGAGATATCTTCATACTTCATTAGCTTATCAATGTGGCGTGATAAATCTACTACGACATTAGATTCATCGTTAACTATCTTTTCTCTGTAACCCTGCATGCTGCTCCTGATTAAATGTTATAAATAGAAGAAAAAAAGGAAGTATGTCGTCCTTATTCTCCCCATCCAAACCATGTTGTTTTTTTATCTTTCAATTCGCTTAGTAGTGATCCAACTGTTGTAAGAGGTGTTGATTCTAATTCACCTGCATTAAATGTCATACGAGAGAGTTTATCTAATGCCATTGATAAAGCATCTATCTGATCATCATGTGTACCATTAGGAAATGATACTGCTTCTTCTATAAAATCATCAAGCCATAATGCTGATTTTGGTAAGAATACTCTACCACCTTCTATTAAGTCAGTGATTGCAGATACACGAGATACTTTATCCGAAGATACTTTGTAAGGAATGATTGCCATACCAGATTGATTTTTTAACTCTTGTATGAGTGACATACCTGATGCTTTATCTTCTATGTGAATACCACGCAAACCTCTACCACGCCATTTGGTGTTAAGTGTTATTAGCATACGTTTTAATTCAGGGAAGTCATAACGTGATCGTTTGATGTCGATGATGTATATGTCTCCTTGATTGTCTAAGCCAGCGACAACGGCTACGGAGTAGTCGGCAGTCGATGTTTTTTTAAATGCTGTATCACATGCAATGATGATTGTAGGAAACTTGTCAAAGTCTATGTCTTCTTTCTCATAGTATTTCCACCACTCTGTTTTAATCATGTTACCACCTTTGATGTATGGTGACTGTTGATAGAGTGCAGCAAACTCACGAGGATTTAGTTTTTCCATTTTACGCAAATCTACCATAGGAAATCTTTCTTCCCATAGAGGTACTTGTTTCTTTACTTTGATGTAGCGTTTGTAACGAGATACTTTTGCTAATGGTAAGTGTGCGTATTCTGGATTACGTATTTCGTTATCTGACTCTGTATCAATGATAGCAGGAAAGTTTATGTGTTCCCATTCATTCCAATCTTCTTGTTGTTGGATACGACCACATAAATCGTCAGGATGCCAACGAGTTGCAATGCAGATGACGGCTGGTGGTTGTGAGTCAAGTGGTTGTAGACGAGTGAGTAGGGAAGCTACGTAGTAGTTCCAAACTTTATTACGTTGTGTTGCTGAGTCTGCATCTTCACGAGACTTGATAGGATCATCGATAATGAGTAGGTTGGCACGTCTACCTGTAGTTGTACCACCTAAACCTATAGAATAGTAGACACCACCTTTTGTTGTACCCCAGTTATCTACGGCACGAGAGTCAGCAGACAACTCCATGTTTTGAAATGTCTGTAGTGTGTTAGGATCCTTTGCATATTGTCTGACTTGTCTTCCGAATGTCATGGATAATTCTGAGTTGTAGGTAACACACATCACGGCACGTTCAGGATTACGACCAACATAGTAGACTGGGAAGAGACAGGATGCGAGAAATGATTTGCCGTGTCTTGGTGGCATGTTAATCATCAGGCGTTTACATTTACCTCTTTCTACTGCATCTAGTTTATTAATTAAGTCTCTTTGGAATTTTGCTAAAGCAAAATTAGGGTGATGCATTTTTACAAAACCTAAAAATGTTTCTTCAGCATTACGTAATACTAGCAGTCTCTTAGCTGCATCTTTACGAGTCAGCATTTATAATCCCATTTGTCTTTTATGAAATGCTAAAGTTTTCAATTCCTGCTGCAATTTTTTTTTGACACCAGTATCTTTTATTTCTTCAACCATTATTTGAAAGACTCTTTCTATAATAGCTTGTTTCTTTTTCTCAGGATCAGAGATTGCAGATAAGTCTAGGCTTTGTATAGCCTTAGCAAAATCCTCTGCAGAGATTTTTGCTT